GGTGATGCGCGCACCCTGCTAGCCGCCTAAAGCCACCTCTACAGTCACTGACACCACGGTGAGCGGCAGGGGGTCGGACTGGCGCACGAACAGCTGGCCGCTGTCGGCCCAACTAGGTGTCAAAGTGACGGGTATCTCTTCGCTTTTGAGCACGGGCGCGCTGCCGGGCGACTCGGTGCTGCGCTGTTTGGCCTCGACCAACTTAGTCGCATCAGGCCCAACGAACACCCCACTGGAGCGGTAGACCCGGATCCAGGCTTTGTTGATGTTCTTATAACGGCCCTGCGCGAAAGAGTTGTCGTTTTGGACTTGCATCGCGATAGGCAGAGTTTGCAGGTCGGCGGTAATGGGCAACCCTACACTCACTTTACTGCAAGGCTGTTCTAGGGTGATGGCCCCCGAACTGACCACTTTTTGGGGGAACACCGCACCGTCGCCCAGCACGCTAACCGTCTTTCCCTCAAGGTGATCGAGCCCGCTTAGGGTAGTGGTGGGCGTGCCGTCATAACTCAAGCCGGAGTCCACAAAAAAGGCATCTGCGGCGTTGATAAACTGACGCGAAGCCATGCGCTCGATACAAACCACTTGCTGGCCGCCTATATCGCGCACCACGGCCACGTAAAGCGCGTCTTCGATGCCTTCGGAGACCACGCAACAACTTTTGAAAAGCCCGTCGGTGTCGTGCTGGTGCCAAGCACCCACGTTTTGTTCGGGTACATAGGTCAGGCCCAACAGCTTGCCGTTGGAGCTAACCGCCCATACGAGGGGGATTGGGGCCTTGGCGTAGGCCAGGGCAACAATGTCAAGCCCGTCAAACAGGTGAGGCGCGCGCAAACTCAGGTCGCCCGTGATGTAGCCCCCCGCGTTGTAGCTGTAAGCCATCTCGCGCAAGTGACCTCCCCGATTGGCCGCATAAACAATGTTGTTGTTAACCACCAGCGGCTGCACCGGATTGGCACCCACGTAGCTCTGGGGTTTGATGCTGATGCTGGTAGGGGTGATCGCGTCGCTGTTGACGCTGGTCACCCGCCATTCAGCGGCTGCGGTCAACAGCACTAGATTGGCCAGCGGCACAATGTGCCGGATGGTGTTGGCTTCGCGCGCAGCGACCCGCACGTTGATGGCATCATCGTCTCGCACCGGTATCGAGTACGACAAATTGGACTCGGTGCCCGAGCGGGTCATGCGAAGGTTTTGCGGTTCGTTAAGCGATCCGGCAAAGCACCGGCGCTGCTCGAAGTACGACACCGCGCCAGGGTAGTAACCGGCAGACGCAAACGGATTAACACCCGTGGGGGGCGTTCGGTTCAGATCGGCCGCGATGTTGTCATCCTTGAATGTCACCGCGCTGGTCTGGCCACAGAAACCGTAAAGCCCGTTATTTTCCTTGTAGACGTTGTACAGCGTGGCGCCAGTGCTGGTCCACTTTACAGTGTTGTAGTTGCCCGTAACCAAAAGATTGTTCGTCGCGGTACCGGCAGATGACGCAAAAGATTCTTCGATCCCCGTCGTGCCTACGGAGGTAATCTTGTAGCCATAAACGGTTGACCCGGAACCGGTAACGCTGATCGTTGGCGCAGCCGGTGTGGGCAGTTCGGGCACAAAGCTGATGGATGTTAGGGTCCAGTTTGTCGCGCCAAGGCGACGCAGTTCGCGCGGGGGGTACTCGGGATGACACAGCGTGAGCACGTCTGCGGATTGCACGTAGGTTAGTGCCCCTAAATTAGATGCCAGATAGGGCGCGCTGACTTCGTAGGGCAGTCCGACCCCGTCAATCAGCGTGCCGCCCCCGGTGTGGAAGCGAATGTACCCGTGTCCAAATTCGAGCACCATGGTTTGTGTGGTGCTGTAAGTGAAGGGTATCAACCGAACATTATTTTCGTTGTGGTGTTTGTTGGTGTTGACAAAAGCAAAGCCCGGTCGATTCACCACTGGACCGTGCGGCAGCGCAATGAAGTTGCGCATGGTAGCCGCGCCCATCTGATAACGCGGGTCATCGTTGCGCCCAAAGAATTCGGGCGTGACCTCCCCGCCGTTGAAGGCGCGCTGGAATGTTTTGGTGTTTGCCATATCAGCGGTTTTGCATCCAGGTGGGGGTGTGGGTACGGCTGACGCGGCGTTGATTGGCGTCCGACTCGATGGCTTTTGCGCGCCAGTACTGCATCAGCTGCACGCAGCGTTTGCCCTCGGCCGATCCAGTGTCGCCTTTGATCAAAAGACCCGCCAGCATGCCCGCCAGCTGCCAGGATAGGGCCAGCACGAACATGGGCGGAAAGTGCACGGTGTCGGTCACCGCGCGGGTGTACAGGCAAACTGCGGTTTCTTGGTCGGTGTAGATCACCTGGGCGCCACTGGCATCGACTTCGATGGCGTAGGGCTGCAGGCTGTCGCTGTTGTCGTCTTGCGCAGTGGGCGAGAGCACCCCGCGCACCACCAACGCGTCGTTGGGCCGGGCGTAGGCGTAGTCCCATTGGTCCCATGCACTTGTGAGCTGCGCGAGCTGCGCCCGCCGGGACGCAAACGACCAGGCGTAGGACTCCAGCAGCGCATCGCGCGCCATGGGGTAGTAGCGTGCGCAGTGCTCGGCCTGGGCGGAGCCTTCAGGCGGGCTCAGGCTGGCCACGGTGGCGCTGTCCCCGAGGTGGCTCAGGGCCAGATTGGCAATGTCAACTTCGGAGCTCATGGTCTGTCCTTAAAAGAAGAAAGGGGGCCCCAGTTTCCCGTGGCCCCCTCGTTTGATGCTGCCCGGCGGGGCTTACACCAAGTCGGTTTCGGGCTTCACCGTCTTGGCCCCCTTCACCACCTTGACTTCTTGCAAGGTGTCGCCCAGTCGCATCGGCTCACCCTTGGGGCCCTTTGGAAAGTCGGTGTCGAATTCCTCACCGGCTTTGACCTGGCGACTCTCATGCGAGATCCAGCGGTCCACTGTGCTGATGTAGCGCGGCATGGTCTACCCCTTAGGCCACAGAGAAGCCGCTGGGGTAGTAGGACTTGGCGCCCTTACCCGCATCGGTATCACTGATCACAGCTGAGAACTTGCCCGCCGTGAGCGGCCCCGTGGCCACCACGTACTGCACGCCCAGATAGCGCCGGCCGATAGGCTGCGCCAGCAATGCGTTGGCGTTGATGCAAACGCCAATCGGATGGCGCCCCAGCGTCAGTTCGGTCTTGGCCAGCGGGCCCGTGCTGCCCAACACCGTGGGCGTGGCCAAGTCTGCGCTGCCCGAGGTGATTACCTGGAGTTCCACCGTGGCGGCACCTGCGGCCGTGGCGGTTTCGTCCACCGTGAAGATGGCATACAGGTCTTCGCCCGCGCCTACGTCGCGGTTTTGCGACAGGTCGATGTTGTTGGTCGACACCGCCGTGGTGGTAACCGCTTGCGCGGTCGAGAGTTGCAAAAGTGCGTCGGTCATCATGGTAATTTGCTCCTTAAGATACGAGGGTTTCAGCTTGCGAGAGCTGATCCACCCGGCGCACCGGGATGCCCATGAACTCAAGCTGGTTCATGTTACTGCCAAACTGGCTCATGGCCTGCTTGATGCCCAATGCAGAGGTAGATTTCTCCAAGGCCTGGATCATCAGCCCCTCCTGGATGGAACGGTTCGCGTAGAACGCGGCACGGCCCATTTGGAAGTTCGGTATCCGGGCGATGGCGCGCATCATCAGCTTGATCAGGTTGGTCGAAGCGGTAGAGGCCTGGCTGCCAGTGACGCCCACCCAGTCAGACACGTCGATGTTGGCAATGCGCACCACGTAGCGCCAGTCTTTCACCACCAGGCCAGCGTCCCACTGGAACAGCGAGCGTGCAGCTTGGTACCAGCCGCCAGCGGCGTCCTGCACCGACTCTTCGCCCAGGTCACGGGTCATCAGGCCAGCGCGCGAACCTTTGGGGAACGGGCTGAACACGGTTTGCTCACCCCACACCACCAGGTACATCGAGCTGTTGTCAGCGCCAGCACCGCCAGCCAAAATAACGTTGCCCCCATTGCCTGCTGCCGTGGAGCTAAAGCGCGTGGCCAAACCGCTGAAGGTCTTGAGGTCGGCGCCGACGTTGCCGTTGAAGAACTTGCCCACCATCTCCTGGCCCATGGCCTCGATGAACGGAGATTCTTCCGACAGGCGGAACCCGGCGCTGTTGCCGTTGAGCGTCAGCAGCTTGGCGTCAATGTGCGAACGGGCTTCCAGCATCGCGCAAGGCTCGGTGATCTGGGCCGTGGTGCTCTTGCTAGAGGGCACACCTGCGTTGTACTGGCGCCAGTAGACAGCGGGCAGGCCGGTTCGGATGGTGACAACGTGGCTGGTGGGCTGGTTCGCTTCGCGGTACACCACGTCTTCCAGTATTTCGTTTTGCTGGGACAGCATTTCGGCAATGGGGTCGATCTTGCCATCGGGGCCCATGCGCTTGGAGTAGTCGGCCAGTGTGAGCTGGCCCGCAGATAAAGTTGCCATTTTGGTTTACCTTTCAAGGGTTCATGTTGGGATACATACGTTGCGCTGGGCTTTCTGCCGCGCTGGGCTGTCGCTGGCCACTGACAAAAGAGTCTTGCCCTATCGCCTTGCCCGCCCGGTAAAACGCCCGGATGATCTCCGGGTGGTTGCCCAGGCCGGACTCTTTCAGCAGCGTGTTGAGCTCGGGCGAACCAAACTGAGCCAGGGCCTTTTGCGCCACGGCCACGTTCTCTGCCAGCTTCACACCGCCAAACTCTTTGTCGGTCTTGGCCTGCGCTTCCCACTGCGCCATCGTGTCGCTTAGCACCTGCGCTTGACGGGCTTGCATGGCCGGGGCCAGCTTGCCTAACATCGCTTGGGCCGCGTCTTGGGTCAGGTTCAGGTCTTTGGCAAACTCGCCAAAAGACGCGATACCTGCATCATCCATCACCGCGCCTTCGGGTAGCGTGAAGTCGTACTTCTCGGGCGCACCTTCGGGGGCTGTCACCACCTCGGGCGCATCGGCTGGCGCAGTGCTATCGGCGGGGGCGGGTGATTGACCTTCAATTGGCGCAACGGTAGCGCTGGTATCGGTCGGGGTCGATGCCGGGACGGGGCTTGGTGTTGCGTCCGCGGTCACCATCGTGGTGTCAGTCATTGACATTTTCCTTTGTGTTTTCCTTGACCATTACCGGGTACAGCTCGGGGCATTGCGCGTGAACACTGGCCAGTGTGCGAAGACCTTCGTTTCGATTGCCCTCGGCGAATGCCATTTGCATCGCGTTGGGGTTGAAAGAAAGCCGGAACACGCCCGCCCGGTCCAGTTGCCGCCAGATCATCCGACGGCCGCGCTTGCTGCCCATGAGCCACTTGAAATCGGCCGCATCGTTGGCAAGCTCCAGCTTGGCGCGGCTGTCTTTGCCGGACTTCGCCTCAAGCTGGCCTTGCACATCAAGTGGGTCGTAGGTACTCATGGGCGCAATTTACGTCGCGGGGCGCACGATGCGCGCACCCCCTACAGCCCGCCCGAGTAGCCGGTAAGCTGTTGCATCAGATCGGCGCCAGCATTACCGCCCGGTGTTTGCACCGAACCCAGTGCCTGCACGGTTTGCGCTTTGGTTTGCATGTCAACCATTTGCTGCTGGGCTGCTGCGGCTTGCGCGCGGGCTTTGCGGATCTCTGCCACTTGCGCATCAGGCAGCGTCACCTCGGGGCTGATGCCCAGCATGTCGGCGTATTCGTCGGCCCACTGATCGGCATCAAACTTGTCGAGCACGTCGGGTTTGATCTGCGCCACGTTGGTCAAATTGCCCACAAAGCGGTCCATGCCGTTGGTGGCAATGGCGCGCTGGGCTTGCGCCAGCACCGATACAAACTCCACATTCAGCGCCATACCCTGCAGCTCGGGCGGAGGTGGCGCCATGCGCCCCTGTTCGGCCATGGCCGTGAACGTCATGTCGATCAGCGGATCTAAAATCTCATTGTGCAGGCGCTCCACCACCGGGCCGATCATCAGCATCTTTTCCTCGCGGCGCTCGGCCACTTCGGTGGCCGTGATGTTAGAGCGGGTGTCGTTGGCCATCATCATGAACAGGTCCGCGTAAAACCCGTTACGAATACGCTGGCGCACGTCCTGGATGTCGGCCAGAAGGTAGTTCAGTTCCAACTTGACTTCAAAGGCGCTGCGGATGCCGCTGTTGGGGGTGCTGGCGTCAACAAAGGTAATGCCGCCAGGCAACGTGTCGACTTGGCGGTTGCTCAGCGAGCTGGGCGCCTGAAGCGGGGGATTGGTCTGATAGTCAATGCCCTGGGCCTTGCGCAACTGTTCATGCTGCAGCTGCTTGATGTCGCCCAGCGTTTCCATGCCCGGGCTGGATCCGTAAATGTCGCCCCCCATCACCGACCAGCGTGGGCACAGCGCGGGGAAAGTGTTGAACCCGGACTCGCGCAAGTACTCACCGTCGCG